AGTAGAGGCATTTAAGGCTAAACGCAATAAATGAAATGTGCCAACTGTAAAAAGTTTCAGGATTATTCAATTTGCGATAACTGCTGGCAATACGCCATGTCGCAACTAGAGAAGTTTCCTGCTTGCTATACAGAACTTGAGTCTGAACTTTTACCCACTAAAGGTTACGGTGAACGCGTGTCGGGAAGCGGTGAGTCATCACCTATCCCTGTAAAGTTAGAAACGCTACACCTACGCACCGGAGGGATTAGTCAGCCACTTATGGAACATGAAACTAAAATGCGCTCTATACGCCAGGAAACCCGCATTACATTTCGCGGTGAAGAGTTAAACAAAATTACCATGACGGTTGAATACATCTTAAAGCGTTCTGAGTGGGCGCGTACCGATTACCCTGATGCAGATAAACTTGCCACAACAGTCATTACAACGGCGCACAAAATACAATTTGTTTTAGGTCATAAGTCAGATGAGATCACTATTGGCAGATGCCCTACTATCGGACAAGATGAAAAGCCTTGCGGAGCTACTTTACGCATTAACCCTCAGCAACTAGATAGAACCTTTGAGATCAAATGCAGGGCGTGTGACACTATTTGGGATAGTAAGAAATGGCGATTGTTAGGAAAAATGCTTGAAACTCATTAACTCTGACTGCATTGCGGCAATGAAAGAAATGCCCGATAACTCGGTGGATTCTGTTGTCACCGACCCGCCTTACGAGCTTGGCTTTATGGGCAAATCATGGGACTCATCAGGTATCGCGTTCAATGTTGAGGTGTGGCAAGAAGCCTTGCGCGTACTCAAGCCAGGTGGACATCTCATTGCCTTCTCAGGCTCTCGGACTTATCACCGAATGGCAGTTGCGATTGAAGATGCCGGATTTGAAATTCGTGATCAGATTCAATGGATTTACGGTTCAGGTTTTCCTAAGTCGCACAACATTTCCAAGGCAATAGATAAAGCAGCAGGAGCAGAGCGAAAAATTGGAAATCAAGGTTCAACTCATTGTTCCGATTTTCCTAATCCTTGTAGTGGACATAATGAAACAGGTCGTTATTCTGCAACCGTTCACGCATTGCCAACTTTGCCAAATACAAATGAAGCTCAACAATGGGATGGATGGGGGACTGCTCTCAAACCTGCTCACGAACCAATGGTGCTTGCTCGCAAGCCTTTAGTCGGAACTGTTGCTGACAATGTTTTGATTTATGGCACAGGCGGGTTGAACATTGATGCGACAAGGGTAGTTGCAGATGGTGAGAATTTTGACAATCTCAAATCGCGCCCGATTGGAAAACTCAACACAAGGCGCAATGATGAAACAGATGAAGAATTTGATGCTCGCGTGGGTCAGTCACCCGAACAACAAGAGGCTCTTGCCAAACTCAAAGAGTTAGGTCGCTTTCCTGCCAATGTCATTCATGATGGCAGTTGGGAAGTGTTGGAGTTGTTCCCTGACTCAAAAGGCGGCGCGTATCCCGCAAAGCGTGGGCAATCAGTAAATACGGCATTCGCTAGTGGTCAAGAAACCGAGGGCGGGTTTCGAGCAATGGGCGATTCAGGTTCAGCAGCTCGATTCTTTTATTGCGCCAAAGCTAGTAAGCGCGACAGGAATGAAGGGCTAGAAGGGTTTGAACTAAAGTCTTGGAAAGATCAAGGTTTTAGAGATAACGAAACAACTCATTTATCTCCTAGAGCTGGCGCAGGTAGAACTTCATCTTCTGCCAACCATCACCCAACCGTCAAGCCAACCGATCTCATGCGCTATCTCTGCCGATTGATTACGCCACCCAACGGCATAGTGCTTGACCCATTCATGGGAAGTGGTTCAACAGGTAAGGCAGCAGTAATTGAAAGTTTTGATTTTATCGGCATTGAACAATCAGAGGAATACATAAAGATTGCGGAGGCTCGAATTGAATACGCAAGAAAACAATCTGAACAACAATTATTTTGATGTGCTTAAACTATTGGGCGCAACATTATGGAGGCAATACGAGTATGAGCTACCTGATGCCCCAACCCAAGTGGCTATGGTCGTTCTCAAGGCTTTAAGAGATGGTGGGTACACGATTGAAAAATGTCATTGATTTAGAGTCAGCCGCCAAAATCTATAAAGTTTCCAAAGCCACAATTTACAGGTGGGTCAAAGATGATAAGATAAAATCTATGAGATACAACGGCAAGAAGCACTACGACCTAGATGCCTTACAAAAGGCACATGACTCCCGCCATCGGATTTGACATTTTCTAAAAATATGAGAAACTGTGTCTTACATTGGAATTTCTGTGCTTGAGAAGGCTCCCTTACTAGAAAGAGCCGCCTCATGGTCATAGTTTCGGGCGATATAACCATCGCCGAAATTGACGAAGCAATAGGTTACCTCAATGATCGTCTGAAGATAGACGAATATGGCAACCGCATGAATTGGCGCAAAAGGCAAACCATCCAAGAGGCAATAGATGACCTCCTAGATGAACGCATAAACATTTCAACGGGAGGCAACCGTGAAGATTTCGATAGCAAAACTATCTTTAGACCCTAAAAACGCCCGCAAACACTCTCAGCGCAACCTGGATGCTATTGCAGCAAGTCTGCTAAAGTTCGGTCAGCGCAAGCCTTTAGTGGTTCACCGTGGCGTTGTCTTAGCGGGCAACGGAACTCTAGAGGCTGCGCGTTCTCTTGGTTGGACAGAGATTGAAGTAGCTGAAGTCCCTGATGATTGGGATAACGACACCGCCAAGGCTTATGCGCTCGCCGATAATAGAACGGCTGAATTAGCTGAGTGGGATGAATCAGAACTTGCCAAGCAACTCCTTGAATTGCAAGATGCTGATTGGGACATTACCGAACTAGGATTTGAAGTACCCGCGTTGGCTGATATTGAGCCTGTGGATGAAGATGAGATTCCTGAGCCACCTGTTGAGCCTGTAAGTAAGTTAGGCGATCATTGGAAAATAGGCAATATAGAAATCTATTGCCAAGATTCTTTTACTTTTGCTTTACCTGATTGCACTCTTATCATCTCTGACCCGCCTTATGGGATGAATGTAGATTTTTCTTGGTATGGAGGTAAGGTAGGTGATTCTTTAGGGGGGACTAGGGTTATTGAGTCAAAGCATCAAAAATTAGAAAAACCTGAATGGGATAAGAGTAAATTTAATCCAAATAGATTTATTGACCATGCAGCAACCTCAGCCCTTTTTGGAGCTAATTATTATTATGAATTTTTACCCCCTGATGGAACTTGGTGGGTTTGGGATAAAAGAACAACGGCATCAGGAGAAATCCAAGATGCTTATGGGATGCCTTATGAAATGATTTGGATTTCAGGCAAAAGAAAATCCAACATTATTAGAAATTTGTGGGCTGGATTTACCCGCAAGGCTGAAAATGTTGATAAAGAAAGATTACACCCAACTCAAAAACCTGTGGCTGTAATGAGGGAAATAGTTGAGTATTTGAGTGATGAAAAAGATGTTGTATTAGACCCTTTTGCCGGCTCAGGCTCAACTCTTGTTGCTTGCTTTCAGTTAAACAGAAAAGCTATAGGAATTGAGTTTGACCCTAAATTTGTTGATGCAATTATTAAACGCTTGGAAAACCTTACAGGGCAAAAAGCAGAACTTGTGAATAGTAAGTAATCTATCCATGCCAAATCACAATGCCGCAGTTCCTAGCCCGGAACTCTTTGATAAAGAGAACAAGGTCTTAGAATTACGCAGGGCAGGATTGACTTGGCAACGCATAGCCGAAGAAGTGGGTTACTCAGACCATACAGGCGCTTACGCCGCATATAAGAGGGCGCTCAAGCGTACTCAGCAACAACCGGCTGATGAGTTACGAGAAGCAGAATTAGACCGCATAGACCGTTTACAACTTGCACTATGGCCCAAAGCCATGAAAGGCGATAACGCTTCAATCAATACAATCGTGCGCCTCATGGAACGGCGCGCTAGACTGCTCGGATTAGATACACCTATCAAGGTGCAGAACGATGTAGTGGTTATTGATGGAGGCGATTTAGATGAACGAGTTAGACAGTTTGCCTATCTCATTGCCGAAGCCCGAACTGCTGCCATCGGATATACAAACAGCGAGCAGATTAGTTTGGGAGAGCATAGCGAGGCCGACTCAACTTCCGCCGACATCATTTCAGACTTGGCTGATTCTGTCGGGTCGGGGATGGGGCAAGACTCGAACGGGAGCGGAGTGGATAGTATTCCAAGCCCTGAGTCAGAAGAAAACTCGTTGGGCGGTAATAGCCAGGACATCGGCTGACATACGCGATACCTGCTTTGAAGGCGAATCAGGACTCATCAGCGTTATCAAGCGATACGGCATTTATGACGATAAAGCCTATAACCGCACAAACTACTCTTATACATTTCCTAACGGCTCGCGCATTAAAGGATTCTCGGCTGAGGAACCTGACAGACTTCGTGGCCCGCAACATCATGGCGCTTGGTGTGATGAGTTAGCCGCTTGGCAATATGAAGATAGTTGGAATCAGCTTCAATTCGGACTGCGCTTAGGCACAAATCCTCAAGTAGTAGT